ATTCCTTTGCGACTTTAGTCGCTATCTCCTCTACTCTACTCTCCTCTACTCTACTCTCCTCTACTCTACTCTCCTCTGGTTGAGCAGGTGCTAAGCCAGTGTTTAGCAAGTACCTTCCGTTGTTTTTAAAACCCTCTTTTTTATCAGTGCAGACAAATGTTATTTTTGATTTTTCAAGTTGATATTGGGTTGGTTTTAGTCTGCGACTATCTAGATAATTGTTAGTATGCCAATCTGTGATAACAACCACACCGCTTTTAAATACAATTAAAAATTCTTTTGCAGCTAGTATTTTAATATCATCTTCATTACCTCCATGTATTCTTATTACTTTTTTATAACTAACAAAGCCTTCATCATCTGCCTCCATTCCTAGTAGAAAATAGATTGCTTTAGCTGACATAGGTAAATCCATAAATTTATCTGTATCAATAATAGCTCTATCAAACATTCTCTTTTGTGCCATATATTATATATATTTTATAAACTAAATAAGACACAAGAGAGCTTGCGGAACTCCTGTGTCCAATTTAATTTATAAAGTTGCAAGCTTTTATCCATGCATGTAATTCTATTCTAAATTTAAAATAATACAAGTACTAAACTGTGGGTAACTTTGTTAATAAGTGGATAAACAAAAAAGCCATATGTTTAAAATGAAATAAAAAACATAGGCTTGATTGTTGAGTTCCTAGGATGTAAAGAGTACTACAAACTCCTTCATAGTACTTATTGAGATTATACCAAATTAGTTTTACATAGCTAGACACTACATGCTGGTTACATAGTGCGATAGCGGAGATAGTTACTCTTAGTATTAAATTAAAATAAAATGAAATGTCTCATTACATTGAGAGTTTAACGTCCTGTTGCGGACAAGTACAATCCAGCTACATAAAACTAATATATCAAAGAACAATATTATTATAACATTGATTTATGTTCTGTAAATGTGAGATAATAGATAAATGAACGAACAAAAGATAGTTTATATACTTGCAACTATAATCTTAATTGCTTCACTAGTATTTATTGCTGTAAGACTACATTAAGTACATAGATAACAATAAAACCCCGTATAACGCATTATACGAGGTTCTAGAGGCATTATAGACTATCTATCCCAACAAGCTCTTCTACTTGATTCCCAAGGAGACGTACCATAATTCTTATACAACCACATAGCAAACTTTTCATTATCTTTCTCTACAGTCAAATCTAATCCAAGTTCAGTAGCTTTCTTATTCCATATACTGTTTATCTGATATTTACCTATATCTACTGTCTTATTAGTATTTGAATTGAATACTACCTGTCCATTCTTCTTATGAATACCACCACTTTCACACTTAGCAATTCTCTGCATAACTGGAGGTATTGTTTCAACTTCAACTAACTTCTCTGCAAATACTGTCTTAACTGTAGGATTAAGATATGAACCTAATTGATATGAACCAGCCATAGCTAGACATACTACTGCAAACTTAACAGAGAATATAGCTACATTACGTAGTATCTTAATAGTTCTGTATTTAACTACTTCCCACTTAGTTGCATAAGGATAGATTTTGTTTAGAGGTTCACCGTTATAAAACACTTTAATAGCCTTCATTTTTTTAAATGATTTCATGTTATTTAAGTTAATACTAACTAATACTAAACTAATACTAATTCAGCGGTAACCTCAAAGCTCATAGAGCTTCTTTAACACTGATAGATATATTGTAACAAAGATAAACTAACTTTCAAGTGAGTTATCCACAGGGTAACTAATTAAGGTAAATACAAGTATAATTAACCCTAAGAAGGATTGTAAGTCTAATTGTTGTGACATAAGAGCAATACCGATAGCTAGGAAGATAAATCTAAACATAAGGATATTGTAATACAATAAGGATAAGGTTACAATATTGACATAATATTAAATACAACTATAGAGATATGGCAGCTAACCCAGCAAAATATGATAAGTTCATAGAAGAGTTACCAAAGAATAACTACACTATTAAACATGCAGCTATAAAGGCAGGATTCAAAGAATCAACAGCAAAAGCACAAGGAAAAAGATTGATGCAATCAGCACTAAAACACCAAGCTAGAAAGGTACTGCAAGGTGAGATTGTATCATCTAAGGAAGGAAAGAGGTTAATGAGTGAGATAGTCGGGTTAAGTAGAGAAGATGTGATGAAATCATTGAGTTATATAGCAAAACAGACTAAGGATTTGAATTCAGCTCTTAAAGTATTAGCACCATTAGCTAAAGAATATGATGTAGTTTTAAATGATGAAGGCAATAACAAAACTATCGTACCTACACTTAATATAACCGTTAAAGAAACCCTAAATAACCCAATAGATAAGCCATTTATTGAAGATAGTAATGCTTAGTGTCGGACAACACTTATTGTGCGACATGGGGGGGGTAGTATGCAACCAATGAGTTGGTGTAGTTTAAGTTAAGACTAAGCTCCCTCTATAAAATTATCAAAATCAAATATATTGACAAAGCTAATAAAAGTTGTATTAAATATTACTCAGCTAATAGATTGAAAAAGAAAGGACTGAACGAGTTTACGTTTTGTAGAAAAGAAAAGTAGTTATGAGAGTTAGCTCACCATCCATACTTATAGTATAATCTCTTTATTAAACAATGCAAGATATTTCTAAACAATATGAAGAGTTAGGACACAGATGGTTAAATAATCAAGTTACTATAGAGGACTTTAATGGTATTAAATTGAATGATAAGCAGAAAGAGTTTATCAATTCTAAAGATAGATATACTTTAGTTAGTGGTGGATTTGCTTCTGGTAAGACTACTGGTTTCATTATTAAGTTATATCTTCTTTGTATGTTCTTTCCTGGTAATCGTATTCTTTTAGGAAGGAAGACTAGACAAGATGTAGAGCGTGCTACTTTACCTGATATATTTGATATATTCCCTGAAGGTACTTATACACATAAGGTAGGTCCTGGTAAGATTGAATTTCCTAATGGTAGTGAAATACTATTCTTTGGACTAGATGCTTTACAGAGTGGAGCGGGACAAGATATTAAGAAAGCTGAACAGGCTATTAAATCTCTTAATCTTGGAGCTGTATTCATAGACCAACTAGAAGAAGTAGAGTATAGAGTATTTGAAGCTCTATCTGGACGTTTAAGAAGAAAGGTTCCATTTCAACAGATGAACTTTACAACTAACCCTGCTAACTTCTGGGCTTATGATTATTTCAAAGTAAACCCTAGACCTAGTACTAGATTGATACAAACATCAATGCTAGATAATAAAGCTAACCTATCACCTGAATTTATAGAAGATCAATTACAAAAAGGAGAATTATACGTTAAAAGATATGTATATGGAGAATGGACACCTGATACTATGGTACAGGGGGGTGTATTCCCTTCAGAACATATAAAGGCTCAAGAGTTCCATATTAAAAAGCCTCTTAGAATATTAGATGGCATTGAGATATTTGTTGAGCCTGCTGTACATGATTATCAGATAGGTGTGGACCCTTCACAGGGAGCTAATGACCCTTGTGGTATTAAAGTAATAGATAAGGATACAGGAGAGCTTGTAGCGTCTTATAGAGCCTTTGTACCTACAAATGTACAAGTAGAGAAGACTGTGCAACTAGCCATGATGTATTCTCTTTTAAAGAAACCTTTAGTAATACCTGAAGCTACAGGGGTAGGACAAGCCTTTGTAGAAGAAATAAAGAAAGTCTATTCTAATATCTATGAGAGAGAAGTATTTAATCAAAGAGAAAAGAAGACTACTAAGAAACTAGGATTTTATACTAACTTTGCTACTAAGACACAACTTATAGAAAATATGAAAGTTCTATTCCAAAAGTCATTTGCAAAGATAAGGGACAAAGTAACAGTAGAAGAATTAAAGACATTTATATATTCAGATGAGGCACAGATGAAAGGAGCGGGAGCACAGAATGGCTATCATGATGACCAAGTTATGGCTACCTTATTAGCCTATTGGGATCTTAAACCTGTAACTCCAAGAGAGGCTTCTTTACTTGACAGATTTGCTACAAAAAAGCAAAGAAAGGTGGTAAACTACACGTATAACTAAACTTAATTTAACAATGGCAACTAATACAAACTTTTATTCAGAACAAAAAACAAGAAGTAACATACAACAATTCTATACTAAAATTGATATGCCAGGTGGATATGGCTTTGATCATGTAGAAACATTAAAGACAATTGACCTTTATTACAATTCTAAATATAAGACAGGAGAATACGATTCATTAGGTTTCAGAAAATTCTTTTATAACATTGTAAAACCAGCTTGTGATATTGCAACTAAATTTATTGATCTAGATACAAAAGATATTATTCTTATTCCAGAGCATAATGATGATGAGTTTAAAATATTCATTATGAACAGAATGCTTAAGCAGTGGCTTAAGAATGAAGAGTTTGATGAAATACTAAATGAAATTTCTTTTGATTTACCAAAGTACGGTTCTGTAGTTCTAAAGAAATATAAAAATGGTTTTGAAAAAGTAAATCTACATAATCTAAGATTCCAGACATGGGCTGATGAACTAGAATGTTCAGAATTTGTTTATGAACTTCTATCAATGAATAAGACAGAGATCTCAAAAATGAAATGGAATTCTAATGCAGTAGAACAATTATATTCTAGAGACAAAAACGCTAACCAATTTGTTATATATGAATGTTACGAAATGACAGCTGATGGATGGCATAAAACTGTCTACGGAGATCTATTTTCTACAAAGACAAAGAACGGAATAAATAGAAGTGTTGAAAGTGAAATAAATGAACAAGATAATTATTTTGGTTCAATAGTACTGTATGAAGATGATGTAAAAAAACTTCCTTATAGAGAATTACACTGGGAGAAAGTGCCTGGAAGATGGCTTGGTCATGGTTTCGTAGAATATCTATCTGAAAACCAAATTGCAATAAACGAAGCAGAGAATCTTGAAAGAAAAGGTTTGCATTTTACATCACTAAAGTTGTATCAAACTAGAGATGAATCTATTGGGGGACAAAATCTTCTTTCAGGTTCACAGAATGGAGATATCCTATATATACAATCTGAAATAACTCCTATAGCAATGGAGGAAAGAAATCTAGGGGCATTTAATAATACTAGAAGTAATTGGAGTGCAAATACAGAAAGAAAAACATTTACTTCAGATATAACTACAGGGGCAAGTCTGCCTTCAAGAACACCTCTTGGTGTTGCTAATTTACAAGCATCACTTGCAAGTTCATTCTTTGATTTAAAGAGAGAAAATATAGGTATCTTTATTAAAGAACTTATACTAGAAGATGTGCTTCCAGATTTTAAGAAAGCAAATAGAAAAGAAGTTACTATGACTCTATTAGGTACAGATTCAGAAATAGATTTGTATGATAATTACATTGCAAAAATATATCTTGACGAAGCAGTTGTAAATTATGTAGAGAAAAATGGATTCTTCCCTTCACAAGAAGAAAAAGATCTTACAAAGATAAAGTTATTAGACGAAATAAAGCAACAAAAGAATAGATATATAACTTTACCAGATAATGTATGGGATGATGCTAGATACAGTGTAGACGTTATAATTACAGGTGAAAGTGTTGATACTGGAGCTAAGTCACAATTGATACAATTTGTACTTCAGATAGTCGGTACAAACCCAGCAGTTATGCAGTCACCTCAAACAAAGAAAATGATATTTGCTCTATTATCACTAGGGGGAGTATCACCCGCAGAAATAGGACTATTAGATGAGCAACAGACCCCTCAAGAAAATCCTCAACAGCAACAAGTTTCAGGTTCATTAGCAAAACCAACCCCAGTTTCAGGAATTACTCCTAACACACAAATAGCATGAAGCTAAAACAAAATCATATAGATTTATTTAAAACATTATCTAAAAGTAAATTTGGCGAAGAGCTAGTAGAGTATTTGAGATTGATACAAGATGATATTTCTAATTCACGTAATTGGAAAGGCAATGACTCTAAAGAATCAGCAAATAAGGCATGCGAGTATATAGATACATATTTAATAAATAAATTGATATCTAATTCTAAGAAAGGAACTATAGTTGACGATTATAGTTAACTATAAGATAATTTAAGTACGTCAGGGCAGGAAAACCTGTATAAAAACCTATTATAAATAAAAAAGGAGAAAACCTTTAAAAATCATAATATAGAGAAAACTATGAATGAAAATCAAGAAGGAGTGGTTTCCGATAAACCTATTATTGATGAGGAAGTAGCTATCATCGATACATATGATTCAGAAGCTATGAAACAGTTTGCTCTTCAACGTGATGGTAAGTTTAGACACTGGAGAGATAAAGCTAAAAAGCTTGAACAAGAGCTTAATCAGCTTAAACAAACTAAGAAAGGAGATGAAGAAATTATTAAAAAGGAGGAAGTTAAAAAGACTCCAGACGTAAATCCGTTTGATTCACTAGTTGAAATTCAAACAGCACTTCGTGATCTAAATACTGATGAAATATCAGAATTGAAATCCGAAGCAGGTCTATTAGGAGTTGACCCAATTAAATACATTAAAAGTAAAGCGGGTCAGGCTCATCTAAAAGAACTACGCGGTAGTCAAAAGTCTAATGACGCAACTCCAGCTCCATCTAATAAAGTACCAACATTTAATGGTAAAACAGTAGATGATGTTCTAAAAGATCCTAAGGCATCTTCAGAAGATAAACAAAAAGCTTTTGAAGCAAAACTAAGGGGAGTTAAGAATAAAAATACTTTTCTATAGGAAACTATAGTGGATGGGGTTATTACATTAAAACAAAATGGCAGTAACAACAGATCCATTTACAGCGACCGATCTCGCTTCCGTTATTAGCGAGACTTGGACAACTATCGTAAATGAGAAAACATTTAACGAGACAGTACTAGCAAACCACATAACAGATCTATCAAGCTTTGCAAGAGAAGGTTCAGATATATTCCACGTTCCAGACTTCTTCACAAACGCTTTGACAGTTTCTACACAGTCAACACAAGGTGCTGAAATCACTACAGCAGGTCCTGCTACAGTTGATACAACACTAACAATCAACACACATAAGTATGTTGCATTCATAATTGGAGATGCTGATCTACAGCAAATAGCTTCAAGATATGATGTAAATGCTATTTATGCACGTGAAGCTGTTAGTCTTCTAGCAGAAGCACTTGAAGCAGATATTGCTGCTCTATGGTCATCAATTACAACAAATGCAATTGGAGACACAGCAACAGTTCTATCAGATGCAGAAATTCGTCAGGGTATATATGCAATGGAAAATGGAAAGTACAAACTATCAGAATGTGCATTCTTCTTCCATCCGTTAAGCATGGCTTAAGCCAAAAACGTGCGGATGTAAAACCAACTCTAATTGACTTGAACCCCCATATAAAAATGGGAAACAAGGCGGAAGTGAAAACACCGTGAGAGACTAAATGAGATGGACCTATAAAATAGGTATGTGATAGTCCGAACAGTGAATATATATAAAATCACTGATGTGAGTAGAAATAGCTCACACGTTCCTTGCAAAATCATCTGTTTATACTATAATATAGGTATGAACAAAGAAGAAATAGAATTAAGGGGTTTCTTATATGCAGACGGTAGTTGCATGATAATAAAACAATCACGCACACGTAAATATAAGGATAAGGTATACAAATTTATTAATTTTGTGCCTAGGGTGAATATCACTCAAAGAAATGATAATCTATCATTGCTCAAGAAAGTAATGGAAACATATGGTGGATATGTCTATGAGAATAAATCATTACGTAAGAAAAATAAATTTGGTTATAAATCAAACCCTGCATCGTATTGGCAAGTACAAAGTTTTAAAGAGTGCTTGCGTATAGCGAATATGATGCTCGATACAAGTCTTCCTTATTCAAAGAAATCAGCAGTAAAAATATTAAAAGATTTCTGTGAATGGAGGCTTTCTATTGGACAAAGAAAATTTAAAGATGATGAAATGCAAAAAATGGTAACTATGTATGAAAATATCAGAAAAGCAAACAGTTATCAGGAATAGTAACAAAGCACGACGTATATTGGGAACAGCTACATGCTGTAACTAAGTACTATCAGCAATATTCAGTAGGCCCATCAGATATGGGAGGACCAGTAAAGACAGGTAACTTCGGTTCTGAAGGTTATGCTCTAAATTACAAGGGAGTTCTATATGGTATTCCAGTTTACACAACTACAACCATTGTTTCTGGACTACAAACATACAGAAATCTTCTTCTTCATAAGTCTGCATTCGGATTCGCTGTACAGACAAGAGGAGGTAATAAGATAAGAGTACAAGCTGAAAATCAAGTTAGAAACTTAGGTATGCTAACAGTAGTAGATATACTTTACGGAGTAAAAGTACTACGTGAGCCTGCTGCAGTTCTATTGAACGCTTCATCAGCATTCATTGGTTCATAATACAAATACCATGTATTACAAATTATCCCCTTTACAGGGGATTTTTTGTTGTTATACTTATAGTGTAATCCTTTATGGAAAACGAACTAATTGCTCCATCAGAGCAGATAAAATTGAATAAAGTAGAAATACCTAAAAAAACATACTTCTATGAAAAGAAGGATGGTTCTGTCATTGAAGCCCAAGCAAATGAGGCATGGACTTTACATAAAAAAGGATTCAAGCAAATAGGGGTTTCAAGTGGTAGAAAATATGAAGAAGCAGTTAGACTTGCACATCAGGTTTTTAAACAGACACTTGATAAACAAAAAGTAAGAGAAATTTTACTTAAAGGTCGAAACGATGAATTAGAAGAGGCTAGAGGTAAATTTGAGACTCCACCAAATATGGACAAAATGGGTCCAGGTAGAGGATTTATATGAAAAAATACGATATATCAAAAGTCTTATCAGATATAAATAAAAGAGTTCCTGAATTACTAAGAAAGAGAGCTGTATCTGAAGTAAAGAAGACACCCACAATGGAATTTGTAGTAGATGAAATTATATCTAAGAATTTATTACCACAAGATAAGATAAATCAGTTGAAGGTATTAAAGGAATCTGGTGAATTTTCTAAAACTAAGTTTGAAGAAAATAGAAATGTTGTTAAACAAATAGATAATTTTATTTCAAGAGAGATAAAGAAAGCAATTAAACAAGGATTATTGCCAAGTAAGGCAGAGTTAGGTGAGGAAGATTTTATTAAACATATTAAACAAAACTTAAATGGATAAATACATAGATAAGAGAATACAAGATCAAGTAGAAGGTTTGAAGATGGATTATGCACAGAATTATATTGCTAAAGAGTATCATTCACAGTTTGATACTCCAGAGTCTAAGAAGCAAGTAGAGAGTGCAGCATTTAATATGACAAAGACACTAGAGAAAATTGAATGGTTTGAGAAGTTAGTTTCAAGTAGAAAGAAAACAAAAGTAACTAAAAAGAAATAATGATAATTGTAGGCATAGGTATTTGTGGTCCAGATGAGGCAAAGAGAAATATGAGAAAAACTTTAGAGGAGTTCAAAAGACTCTGCGATAAAGTTGTTATTGTCACAAATAATGTAACTAAGAACGAGATAGATTTAATAGAAGAATATGGTTTTGAACATTATGAAGATAATAGGGAATGGGGTATACATCAGCCATCAATAAAGACAGACCTATTAACATACGTTGGTAAATATAATCCAGACTGGATAATTCCATTAGACATGGACGAGGTATTTGCTCCAGAGTTTACAAGAGAAGAAGCAGAAAGATTAGCTAGCAAAAAAGAAATAGCATATAACTTCATGATTGTTAATCTGTATAATGATGATGAACATTTTGCTCATGATGTGGGTATACAGAGATTTTGGAATATAAGATTCTTTAAGTTCATGCCAGAATACGGCCTTCAATTCCAAAAGAAAAATCTACATTGTGGCTGGGCGCCTCCTGTAATGTATAAATATGGATGGCATGCACCATATTACATACTTCATAGAGGCTTACAAAAACCAGAAGATAGAGTTAGAAAAGCCGAAAGATATGACAAGTATGATCCTTCATCTAAGTTTAAATCTAAGTTATATTACGATGATTTGAGAAAAGAATTGAAGATGTTTAAATTTGATTCTAAAGGACTACTGGCTAAATTAAAGGAATCTGTTGATTGTAAAGATAGAATTATGCCAAAACTTAAGCAATGAGAATTTCTATTATTGGAAAATTTGCTAAGTTATATGATGAGGAATATATTGCTCGCTCTTTTGAAATGATTGGACATGAAGTTAAGAGAATTAGCGATAAAAATACTATAAAGGATATATATGAAATATCTAAATTATTTAATTCAGAAATGGTTTTATTTTCTAAGTTAAATCAAGGTCCTATAACATTTGATTATATAAATAAATGGAAGGCAGATGGCATAAAGACTGTTAGCTGGTTGTTTGATTTGTACATAGGGTATCAAAGAGAAAACCACATAAATAGAATGCCATTTTTTAAGGCAGATTATCTATTTACTACAGATGGGGGTCATGAAAATGAGTGGAAAGAGTATGGTATAAATCACAAACTATTAAGACAAGGGATATATAAACCAGATTGTTTTATTGTGCCACCAGTTAATCCAGAGGGTATATGTTTTGTGGGGTCATATAATCCATACAATGAAGACAGAAATATAAAGATAGATAAAGTTGCAAAACGATATAAAAATTTTAAATGGTTTGGTAAGGAAAATACTCATCAAGTTAGAGATAGAGATTTAAATGATTTATATTCAAAATACAAAGTAGTTGTTGGGGATAGTGTATATTCTCCAAATTATTGGTCAAATAGAGTTGTTGAAACTCTAGGTAGAGGTGGGTTTTTGATACATCAAGAGGTAGAAGGTATAAAGGAAGAATACCCACATTTAGTAACATATAAAAAGGATGATATAGAAGATTTGTTTACTAAAATAGACTACTATTTAGAACATGAAGATGAGAGACTTGATATAATAGATAAAAACCACAAGTGGGTGCTAGATAATTATACATGTGATAAAAAATGTGAGCAGTTAATAAAAATGCTATGAAATATTCCCAATTTAATGAAGAAGAAATAATAGAAGAAATTTTTAATAAAATAGGTACGACTAATAAGTATTTTGTTGAAATAGGTTGTCTAGAAAACGGTAGATTTTCAAATACTTT